AAGTTCCGATAAGTATTTCAGGTCATTATAAATAAACTTAATATACTGTTTCAATACAGGTTTACTTAAGTCTAATTCCATCTAATAATAAATAAATATATAAAAAATGAATCATTATTTTTTTAAATTATAAAACACACTTCGTTATTTCGCTTTGCTTTTCGCTTCGTTATTTCACTTCGTTATTTCACTTCGTTATTTCGCTTTGCTATTTCGCTTCGTTATGTTTCTTCCGCAAGAGCAAGATTGGACACCTGTTATCCTTAGGAAAAAGAAAGCGTTAACGACAACTACGACCGAAGTTCGTCAAAAAGTACAAAATAAAAGTCAAGGTTTTAACAAACTAGAAGTAGACACTCTAACGCCGTCAACAGAAGAAGCGCCTAAATTGAAGCAATTGAATATCTTAACATCGGAAAGTCGTCAAGAGCTAATTAAAGCACGGCTTGCAGCAAAAATGACGCAAAGCGATCTAGCGAAGAAACTTAACCTACAACAACGTGTGATTAATGATCTCGAATGTGGAAAGGTTGTTAATGAGCAAAATATTCTTTACAATCTTAATAGAATTCTTAATGTCAAACTGTCTTTTCAAAAAGGATAACTAGAAACATGGGAAGTGTAATACTGACATAATAGTTTTTCTCTAATATCATATTCTAGGTTGTGATTATACGTACCTGAATTTATATATCTTTGTTCTTCTTCTGTAAATTCACAGTTATTTATAGCTATATTTTTGTTTTGTCTTCTAGGAGTTACAGACGACGCAGTCGAAACTGAACCCGAAGCTAAAGTCGACGACGGTTTTTCGCCTGTAAATACACTTAATTCATTCTCTAAACGAAGATCTTGATTAGATCTAGCTAATAATTGATTTGAACTTTCATTAGAAAGCTGTTGATCTAACAATTGAGATTGCGCGTCCCACATGTTAGATGTAACAGTTGTTTGACTTGACATAGTTGAATTATCTGTATTTCCAAATAAGGGTGAAAAAACCATTCGATTAGTGGGTGTTTGTGTAGTTGTGATATTAGTAGGATAATTTTGTTGTTCAACTCCAAGATAATGTGAATAAGGATCTTTAGAATTATATACACCATGCGATCTGTATTCATCGATTAAATTGTTGTATCGCATAATATAGTTTTCTTTAGCGTTGTAAGCTGGAATTACTGTAGATTCTTGGTCTGTAGCAACAGCTGTTTTTGTTGAAATAGAATCGTGAATTATCTCTTTATACAATCCTCGAACTTTTAAGTATGCTATCAATTGCATTATGCGATCAATCCCCATAGAATTTTCATCGGAACTAGAAGATACCGCAGTAAATGTATTTTGTACGACAGAACTAGTGGTTTTTGTGTTTTTGATATCATATACTTCAATTTGCCCAGTGTCTGTTAATAATATTGTAAGAGGAGAAGTAACTTGTGTCGTATTGTTTGTAAGTTTCAATGTAAGCACAACTGTTTCTTGTTCATTTTTATTTTTTTTAGAGTATACTATCAAATTACTGTCTTCAATTGTCATTCGTGTTTCTACGCCGCCATCAAAAACATATTGACTTACTAGACGATTTTTAGGAATGTAACAAGGATTTGTTTGCGTCAAGTCAGATTTTAAGTTGTATATAGCGATCCTTTTAGCTTCGAGTGTTAAACAATACTTATATTTTGATGAATACACTGCGTCTCCACAACCCACTAGCATATCAAAACCTTGTGTAAATGTATTCAGTTGTAAAGTATCATACCCATTACTGTCAAAATAACTTTTAATACGATAATCATTTTGATTTAATTTGTAACTTCTGTAGTATGCTACTGGATAACCAAATCGCTCAGGATTATCACGATCATAATTTTCGTTCTTCTTAGGGTCATAAATACCCATTGACTTGTGTATGTATTGACTTTGTATACATTTTCCGTTTTCACTTGAACATCCCAGAACAAAAGAGCCTATATCAGCATAATTCTTGTTTTCAATATAATTCTTTAATTGTTTATTATTTGCATACTTGTTAGGATGTTGAAAATCCGGTGGATGAACTCTACTATCATAACCAAATTTACTATAATTAGGTTCTCCTTTTCTCAAAAAGCAACTACTGTACGGTTTTACATTAAACATATGTGAAAACAGAAGTAAGTACATCCATCTATGATTGATATACAACATATTGTAATTACTCAATGGTTTACCGTCTTTTTGGATTGAAGGAAAATAAACATATACATCAAAATTACCATGTTCGATGTTCAAAGCACACAATAAATATACTGGTCCTTGCAGTTTTTGCATATTTTGAAGCACACCCAACAATTGTTTCATGAAGTCAGCGTAATTTAAAGCAGTGAAATGACGATACAAGAATGGTGCGTTGTCTAGTTTTGATCCAGAAATTTCCGAAGGGATAAACCCAGAACACCCTTGTGAAATAAATATTGGATCTATTGGGGGATATACTATTGGTAAGAATTTCGAATGACTTCTACCCATCTAATAATATGAAATAATATGTCTAATTTAAAATTATCTTATTAAAAATAGAAAGATGTCGAGCAACATCATACCATTAGTTTCTGGACGATCTATGCTCGGAAAGCATCAGCTAGATTTACTGTCAAAAAGTAATACAGAAATCGTAACTATTGGTAACCAACAACAAACAGCAAGTGTGCGAATTTACGATAATGACGACCCGATGAATGGGTATTTGCTACAGAAGTCGTCAAATTCTATGTATTTCCTTGCGGACAACAATCAACCGACAAGCATCGGTATTGGTACACAATCCGTGTCTTCAAACGCCACATTACATGTCCAGGGAACACTTTTTGCAAGTAATCTTGGAACTTACAATACTGACAACAATTTGTATCTTAACAGTCAAAATATTGCTAATGTAAATAATATTTATTATTCCGGTGATCTAATCAAGAACGGTGCACCAGTTACAAATAATCAAACACTAACACTTGAGACAGTTCGCTATACAACTGTTATTCTGAATTCAACAAATCAAGTTGACGTTTCTGTAGATGGTGCTGCAGAATACGTTATGCCAAATATTAAAGTATATGTAAATGGTTTAAAAATGTCTTATATTGATGACACACACGCCGATTACATAGTATCAAAAACCTTTGATGGAGAATCAACTTATTTTACGTTTACTTTCACTGTTAGTTTAAATAATGGCGATTACATAGATATAACAATTTTCACAGGAACCACACAAAATTCTGTGAATAATACGCAAATAACTGCAAGTGATTCACCAACTATAACTTTTAGTGTTTCTGGTAGTGTACCTGCGCTGTATATCAAAGACGCCGAAGTATTTATGGATGGTCGTAGACTTATATATATCAGTCCATCTGCAACTGACTTTACTATGGACTACAATTACGATGGTACAAATACAAATTTCACTTTTGTATTAGGAGCAAGTTCAATAAATGTAGGATCTATAATTGATATAACTATTTGGTATTCAGCGGCACGTCAGTATGTACTACACAAACCTTTACAAATTATAAGTCCAACACAATCAACTTTTACATTCACTACTAATAGTGTTTCTTGCGTATTTCCACAGAATGTTGACATATTTTACAATGGTGTGAAATTTGTATATGTAACTGATCAATTAGCGGACTTTAACACGTTTTATGTAGCTAGAGGTAGTACAACTGAAATAACTATAACACTTTCACAGCCAGTGTATCAAGGTGACATTGTTGACATAACTGTATGGTTGGGTGATGGTCAAGGTAATAGTGGTTTATACAGTCAATGGGCTGGAACTTCTCCAATTTATTATACATCTGGTAATGTGGGTATCGGTACTACAAATCCGAGTGCGTTATTACAAGTCAGCGGAGATTTTGTATCTGATACTTTGCGTATCGGCAACAAAAATAATTTCGTGGTTCAAACAGAATCAGTTACACAAAGATATAATAATGCATTGTATTTCCGATCAGGTAAAGGTAATGTGTTATATACCAGTCTTGGTGATACATCCTTTTATTTTGATTTGTCTTGGACAGGAACTGTAAGTGATCAAAGTTCTTTCAGAATGACTGTGTCCATACAAATGACAAACAGTTACATTGTAGGTAATAAATACATAGAATATATTGTAAATCCATCAAATACAAGTGCTGTATTACTTTACTCTACTGAACAAGCCAATACATACATACAAAGTATCATTGCACAGAATTTATCATTTACTTCCGCTACTTCTTTAAGAGTTTCATTTAATTGGACAACTGTTTTCGATACTAATGTAATTCCATATACATTAAATTCATTTGTAGATATCCAAGCACCTGACATATATAATTCATTCAATATAGCGTAAAGCGAAGCGCCGAAGCGCCGAAGCGTCAAGCGTATTTATTTTTAGTTAGCTGTAATTGGTGTTACAGTGAAGTCACCTAATGCAGATGGAGCCACGATTTCAATTTGTAATAAGGAATTGTAAGAAGAAATTGTATTAGAGCCAGTGTATCCGACAGTTAATATGACGCCATTTGCAGTGTTTGGTGAACCTGCATTGGTAGCATTTAAGGAAATAGTGCCATAAGATTGACCGAATGTTGCAACGGTACCTGTGCCATTGTCGGCTACATTGGGAGGGTTGGATGCAATTGCATTGACAATGATGATACCAGTGTATGCTTGCACGTTATTACCGCCAGATGTGGATAAGCAAAGGTCTACATTTACTTTGAAGAAAGCGTTAGGAGATGTTTGGTTGCTTGTCCAGACAATCTTGAAACCGTTGCTGTGTGCACCAATGGAATTGTGTGTCATCAAGTTCACAAAGCTTAATTTGCGGACATTGTTGGTATTAATTTGAACTGTCTTGGTTGTATTAATTACACCGTTAACATCCATGGCGTAAGAGGGAGCAACAGTACCAACACCAACATTGCCGGCTACAACAAGAGAATTTGAGGGGATGGTGCTTCCTACGTATGTGTCACCAATGGCAATACCGTTGTATAAGCTGATATTGCTTAAGGTAGCTACAGCAGTAGAACCAGTTACAACAGCACCAGAGTTAAACACAACATTGGAGAGTGTAGACTGAGGAGCAACAAGGTTGCTTACGCTCACAGTGGTATTTGTGCCGGTTAAATTGCCGTTAAGGGTTACATTGGAAAGAGTTGCAACGGCAGTAGGACCAGACACCACGGAACCAGTGCTTAATACTACATTGCAGAGGACGGATTGGGGTGCAACTACATTGGAGAGGTAAGCAGTTGTTGTAGTTAAACCGTTGATGTTGCCATTTAAGGTAATATTGGAAAGAGTAGCTGCGGTGTCGGGACCAGATACCACTGCACCAGAGCTTAATGTCACATTGGAAAGTGTAGACCATGGAGCAATTACATTATTCACGCTCACAGTTGTATTTACACCTGTTACATTGCCATTGATTGTCAAATTGGAAAGAGTTGCAACGGTGGTAGGACCAGACACTACAGCACCGGCACTTAACACAACATTGGAAAGTGTTGACTGGGGAGCAACAACATTGCTTAATACAGCAGTGGTATTTAAGCCTGTTACATTGCCGTTGATTGTCAAATTGGAAAGAGTGGCAACGGTGGTGGGACCAGATACAACAGCACCAGCATTCAACACAACATTGCTTAAAGTAGACCATGGAGCAACAAGGTTGCTTACGCTCACAGTGGTGTTTGTACCAGTCACGGAACCGTTGAGGATTACATTGGAAAGGGTTGCAGTTACTTGAGTAGCAGACAATGTAGTAACACCGTTGATTCCGACAGTTCCCCATACATCAAGAGTATTTTGGGGAGTGTCAGTGGCAATACCAACTTTGCCGCTGTTGTCTAAATGTAAGACAGGAATGGAAGCACTGAAGGTGCTGGAATAGAAGTCGGCAATGGGAGCAATAGAATTGAATTGTTGTACACTGAGTGCAGTTTCAGCACCACCAACATTGGAAATGGAGAAGTTGCTGGTTTCGGTGGTGGTAGAGTTGATAACAGTTGTATTTCCAACAATGTTTAAGTTGCTAGCAGTTAAATTTTGGAACACAGCATCAGCACCAATAGCATTTAAGTAGCCACTGGAAGTAAATACT